AGCTACTTTGTTTGTCGATCCCGCGGCAGCAGGCGGCGAAACGTATGCCATATACGATGCCAACAATATCGTGGAGGTGGAGAGGGTGAGTCAAAGTAAAATATTTAATCTTACCAGCAGCAACCTCACTCGCCCTACACCACAGTATCCGTGCTACGTTTTAGATGGAAACTTAATATCTGTATACCCAACCACATGGGACGGTTTAAATGACCCGTACACTCTGGGGGATGGCATGGGTCCCTGCGATGTAAAAGCGCAATATATAAGGTACCCTAACACGCCGAGGTGGACGTGGGTAGATTTAGTCGGAGGGGAGCCTGTGTTTAATGCTTCAGCTATAGACTATCAAGACTTTGAGCTACCCCTATCTGATGAGCCATCTTTAATAGCTAAGATCTGTCAATATGTTGGTATAGAGATAAGGGAGGCGGAAGTGTTGCAGTTTGGCCAAGGAGAAGAGGCTCTTGATACACAAGAAACAAGTTAATTATTATGTCGTATATAACAGATTACCAATACTACGAAAATAGCCAAACCTCTCCTACGGATGAGAACTGGGGGTCGTATCAATATATTTCCTTAGACGATATAGTTAACAATTTTTTGTTAATGTATCAGGGGAATAATGAGCTTATAAATAATATCAATAGGTATCAAGTTTTATTCTTTGCTAAGAGAGCGATACAAGAATTAAACTATGACGCTATGAAGGAGGTTAAAATCCTTCAGCTACAGGTGAACGATCAGTTGAGGTTTGTTCTTCCTCCCGACTACGTAAACTGGGTGAGGATTTCTTTGTATCAGAACGGAGTCTTAAGACCGCTAACAGAAAACATTCAGACCAATTGGAGCGGGGCGTATTTGCAAGACAATCAGTATAGAATTTTATTCGACGCGTATGGAGATGTCTTAAAGCCTGAGAGTTCTCAGTTAGATATAGATCGTATCTTAGGTCAGAATAGAAGTATATACCTAAACGCAGGGAGCCCATACGATGGAGCTATGGGGTATCTATACGAGGGGGCGTGGTTTTTCGATTTCCAAGTGGGCGGAAGGTTTGGGTTAAATACGGAAACGGCTAACAGTAACCCTACGTTTAACATTAACAAGAGCGCTGGGGTAATAAACTTCAGCTCAGGAATGGCTTCGTCTTCGGTGGTGTTAGAGTACGTATCAGATGGTATGGAAAAAGGGAACGATTCTAAAGTAAGCGTGAACAAACTTTTTGAAGATTATATCTATGCGGCTATTAAGTACTCTATTTTAAACAATAGACTGTCTGCTCAGGAGTATATCATTAACAGAGCAAGGAAAGATAAATCATCTTTACTACGTAACGCAAAGCTAAGGTTAAGTAACATGCACCCCGGACGACTCTTAATGAATATGAGAGGGAAAGATAAATGGATAAAGTAGTATGCTAATACAAACTAATTTTATTGCTGGCAAGATGAACAAAAGCGTCGACGAACGCTTGGTTCCTGTAGGTGAATATGTTGACGCGTTAAACGTGCGCTTAGGTTCTACGGAGGCCACAGAGATCGGTGCAGTAGAAAACTCTAAGGGTAACACTAACCTTACCCCAAACATTGAGTACAACGGAAACCCTCTATCGGCCAACGCTCGTTGTGTAGGTGCGTTTGAAGATGGCATAGCTGAAACAATATACTGGTTTGTGTATGATCCAGGCGACCCTGAAACGGGGCAAGTGGAGGTAGATATGATACTATCATATAACACCAATACCAACACGCTGTTGTATCACGTAGTAAGCACCAGTGTGCTTAATTTCAACCCGACATATCTTGTCAACGCGGTAAATAAGATTGAGGATCTATTATTCTTTACCGACGACTTAAACCCTCCGCGTTATATTAACGTAACCAGGACATACCCTGTCCCTGGACAAGTTCCGTCTCTAACGGAAGAAGATATTAGCGTTATCCTTAAGCCTCCAGGATACGAGACTATAAGTACTGTCACTTTAAACAACCCATTACGCTCTCCCTTTGTAGAGTTATCTAATCAAGTAGATTTTCAAGGCGATTATTTAGAGATGCGCTTTTTAAGATTTGCGTATCGATATAGGTATTTAGATGAGGGATATAGCGCAACCTCTTTGTTTAGCAATCCAGCTTTTGAACCTAAAACTTTTGCCTTTAGTAATGAGACGTTTAAAAACGTTGGAATGGTAAATAGATTTAATACCGCGCAGGTATATTTTTCTACAGGATCGCGAAGAGTAAAGGAGATACAGCTCCTATATAAAGACACTACGAGCAATAATATTTTTATTGTAAAAACATATAACAAGCAAGATTTAGGTATACCTGACGACTCATATTTTTCTCAGCAATTTGACAATAGTAAGATCCTTACTCTGTTGGGTTCTGATGAGTTGCTTAGGCTCTATGACAATGTTCCTCGAATAGCAAAAGCTCAAACTATTCAAGGCAATAGGTTAATGTATGGCAACTATGTTGATCAGTATGACATCACTAATAGGGAGGAGGGAGACCTTATCCAGATGGACTACTGGCTTAACGCAGACTCGCAAGAGTTAGGCGTGTCTGATTTCCCTACACCACAAGGGTCTTCAGGAACTTATAGTATAGATCCAGCTGCCGCAGGAACGGTAATACCTGACGCAACTATAGGGTTTGACTTATCTTCTATTACAGAAGACATCGTTGCGGGAACTACATTTCGTTTTCAACTGGCTTTACAAAACGTACAGAGCGCGAGAAGCGGAAGCGCTCAACAGCCCGCTGCAACTGTCATACCTTCGTTTGGGGTGACGCTTACTTTTGTGGCCAGTCAGACATATACATCTGTAAATCAGATGCTTTCGTCTCAAGAGTTTGCCGCAGCTGTGGGGTCGGACAACACATTTCTCCAGCTAATACCATACACAACTCCTGCACCACCATCATACCCTCCTACAGTAAACCCCGCAAGTTTAGGGACTACGCTAACAGATGTATTTAACAACTCTCTTCCATATGCGTGGCAAAATGGAACGGATTATTTACTGCTGGTAGATACAGCTATCTCAAACACATGTGCTGTAACGGGGATGACGCCTTTCCCTCCTACCGCTCCGGTATGTACTCAACAAAGTTTTGAACTTATAGTAGCTGGGTCTACATTTACATTGCAGGCTCCTGCGGCTACATACTACTTTAACTCTACTCCTACAGAAACTATTCAGTATGAGTACTTGGCTTTTAATTTGGGAAGCTCGGGGGGGTTTATGCAAACTTTACCGACCAGCGGAAGCCTACATAGCCATAGAGATTATGAAGTGGGGGTAGTATATATGGATGACTACGGTAGGTCCTCTACGGTATTGACAAGTCAAAACAACAGTATATTTTTTCCCGCCAGCACTTCTGTTTTCCAAAACAAGATACAGGTTCAATTACAAAACTTAGCTCCTTACTGGGCTAAGTTCTATAAATTTGTAGTAAAACCTACGCAGGGACTATACAATACCATATGGAGCACCATGGTGTTTCAGCAAACTGGATCTGATGTGGGGCCTGAACCTTTCATTGCAGATTCTGAAAGCTACTGGTTTAGGCTGGAGGGGGATAGTCAAAATATAGTTTCAGTAGGGGATGTTCTTACAGTAAAGAGAGACGCTAATGGAGCTGTAGGGGCTTTCCTTACAGCAGAAGTTTTAGATAAAGAGGCTATATATTCTCAGCAGATAAACTCCTCGAACCCAGCGGGCATATACATGAGGCTAAAAGCCAGTGGATGGGCTACTGTAGGGAATAACGCTCAAACTAACATATCTTCTAATGACACCGTAACCAATACAAACGGACAGGTAGAAAACTGTGATGACATTAATGATTTAGTTCCAGCCACTTCTCCGCCGATATCAGGGGAGGTTCCTGCGGGAAGTACTGTTAGGGTGCGTATACATAATAGCCGTACAGGAACAAATAACATCCAATGTACAGATAGAGTTATTATCTGGGATAGTGGAGACCAACTTGTTAATGAAACATATGCGAATATACGCGTGTGTTTAATACAGTTAGGTTTTCCTCAGTTATGCACCGCGAACCAAGCTGAGCAAAACGTGGGGGAAATGGGGTTAGAGTTTGACTCCGGTGAATATAACAATACAGAAGTAGTTCCCGTAGATTGTTTTAATTCTAAAGTATATGTTACAGATGACGGAGCGGGGAATTTTCGCATAAAGAATAAATCAGGCATACCTACGTGTACACAGTTGGTATTTCAAGAAAAAGAATCTGTTACCCGTTTAGAAGTAACTATAAATTATTCTTCAGGAACATTCTGTTTTGAAACTGAGCCCGCAGCTGTAGACCCAAATCTTTTCTACGACGCTTCAGATATGACTCCGTGCTATACGTCGCCTTTAGATGGGAACTCTTATCATGTGGCGGCACAAGAATGGGCGGCTCCTAACGGGCCATATTCTGTAGTCGCAGGGGGGCAAACCCAAGGCGCAGGGGTACCACTTCTTACAACACTGGATTTCTATAACTGCTACGCGTTTGGTAACGGGGTAGAAAGTTTTAGGATAGAAGACCGTATTAACGGAAAGTACTTCTTATTGGGGGACAGAGTTATGGCGGAGTCTAACGAAACTTTTAGCGAAGCGGATAGATTTGCGGGCATGACTTACAGCGGGGTATATAGCAACGCCTCTAACTTAAATAACCTTAACGAGTTTAATTTAGGGCTGGTAAATTATAAAGACTTAGAGACCAACTTCGGTCCTATACAGGTTTTACATTCTCGTGAAACAGACATCTTAGTTCTACAGGAGGATAGGATTTCTTACGTTCTTGCAGGCAAAAATGTCATAACGGACTCTACAGGGGGAGGGGCTATAGCTTCGGTGCCTGAAGTTTTAGGGACGCAGATAGCTCGCATAGAAGAGTATGGGATAAGTTTCAATCCAGAAAGTTTTTCTGCGTGGGGACATAATGTATTTTTTACAGACACTAAGCGAAGTGCGGTGCTCTCTTTAACTGGGGGTAGCACTACCTCCGATCAGCTACAAGTTATCTCACAGATGGGTATGCGTTCGTGGTTTAGAGATCAGTTTACAGAGCAGCTTACTACACAGAAGTTAGGGGGCTACGACCCTTATATGAATGAGTATGTGTTAGGAACAAATAATATTGCAGTGCCTATGCCTTTGGTGGAGCTCCCTTGTGGTCAAGAGATAAGCCAAAACGCTACCGATCAAACCCTTTCGTTTACAGTAAATTTCGGACAGATTATAGGGCAAGTAGATATACCTTATATTATATCTCAGGGGTCTATTAATTTAAGCGTTACGTGGAATGGGGCTATCACTTCTACAGGAGTAGTAAGTACTAATGGAACCCTTTCCTTTAACAAAACTTCAGCTAATCCTGCTACGGCTACTGTTGTTATTCAGGCTTCCAGCGCGGGGTTACCCGGAAATGTCCCTGCTACCTACAGCTTGGTTCCAGGGTGTCCTCCTAAACAA